GCCAGGTCTTGTTGGCCAAAGCTTCTGTCTCTGTGTCTCATTCCTATAGGTAGGTGTCCATGCGTTAGAAAGTAAATCTAATCTATCAGGTATTTCTACGTTGATTAGCTGATCGATTGATTCAATCATTCCCGCTCTTACCATCCATTCCAATGCATTATACTGAATAGTGAATTTTCTCTTCTTCACTCTTCTCAATATATCTCTGCATACGGAAAGGAATCGCTCAGAACATCCACAGCTAGCTGATGCTAGTCCTATGGCTGTTGCAGCTAATTTACCTAAATCTTGTGGGTATTCAGGAAAATATAGATGCCGAAGTAAATCTTCGTCTGATCTGTATGGAATTCCAAACCTATTGAAGTATCCGAGTACACTGATGTCATTCAGATGCTTTCTGAATTGGCTCTTCTTCACATTTAATTTTGCATTAAAATAGTGAAGTGCGCACTGCGCTAACATGTCCAAGAAGTTGGGTCCATAGATTGCAAACATTTGTTCAAGAAATTTGATTAGTGAATCATCTCCTTGAATTCGATACCAGAATGCTGGTGATTCGATGTTAATCCCCATCGCTGACAAGCATGTCAGGATTTCGATTGCATCACCGAATGAGTCCATGAGTTGTGTCTGTTGGTATCCAGATCCAAATCCACTGTGGTTCCACTTGTAAAGTTCCCCATTTGGCAGTAAGATCGGAGTGTGCTTAATTGAATAGCACATCCACTTCCATAGATTCTCGATCGACTCTTCGCCCTGCGAAGGTGTTGCGTTAGGATAAAAAGATGTTGGTGCATAGAAATTGAAATCAAAATAAGATCGCCATATATCATGAACGACGTCCATAAGTTCAAAAGGTAACCTTTTGTCCCATTGAGACCAGTCAATAGATAAGTATCCATTGCCTCTCTTTTCTTCAAACATTTCTTTCCATATTCTCTTCCATCCTCCTTTCATCATCTCTCTTCCCCATAGAAGACGTCCTTTGTCTTCATTAAGGTAAATCCTTTGTAGTTGCCAAATAAACATATTCTCAACCATCAATAGTAGCTTGGTAGCTCCAAAGACAGCACGAATCTTGTCATCTTCATCGGCTCCTACGACGTGTGCTCTGGCATGAAGAGTATTCCAATAGTATGGAACGGGTTCTCCATTTTTGTCCCAAGGCTGCCAATCTCCGAAGAGATTAGTTTCGTCTGGATTTTTTATCAGATGTGTAAGGTATCTGTTGTGTTCAAAAATCTCGTTAAAAAGATTGTGAAAGTTGATCGCTGTGTTCGGGATCAATCCTTTTACAAACTTAAGTCTAAGATAACTGTCGACATGAAGCTTAGTCGCTGGATCCGTAAATGGTATTCCTCTTGTTTCTACAAAACGTTGAAGATCTGACTCATCGTCAAAATTTCTTCCGCTGTAAGTGAGTTTATAACCTTTTGTGGTCCATGGCGCTTCGGCTGAAGGTCGCAGATGCCAAGGATAGTACCTTAGATCTGGAAACGAGACTGGGTGCAGCTTCCGACCGGGGTCGAAATCTTTCTGAACCTTAGACACTGCTCGGTAGAAGTGAAAGTCACGAACTATTTCGTGTTTTGGAATTTCAAAAGACATAAAATCCGCAATTAATGCTTCATCAGTCTTTATCGAACGGCGATTTGTTTTAACCTGATCTAGTTCTTCTTGTGAGTAAAATCGAAGAATCGATTTCTCAATGAACTGGGTCCTGTATTCGCTCGCTTGTTGTATGTCAAGTCGATACTTCTCTCTTTGTCCGTCTGGTGCTCTCGAATCAATCTTAGTGAGATTCATAAATTCTGATTTTCGTTTAACCAGTATTTCTG